AATGCTCTATTGTAGGCTCGTTATTTATGCCACATCTCTTTGCTGTAGTTGATTTAATTACCTCAGCAACGCTTAAGTTATCTGATAATTTCATCGTTGTCTTGTTGTTCTAGATCTACTTCTAGATCTTGTTCTTTTTCTACTTTTGCCTTCTTGCACGTCAACACCTATTTGGTAATCAGGCCAGCCGAGGAACATTAATATCTGCTCGTACGTTTTAAACTCACCTTCAAGATCTACAGAGTTAAGTATATTTTCATACTTCTGCATAAGCCTGTCTAGTGGTATATTCGATGCTACCGATGTACTAACAGCCATAGCTTTTAAGAAGTTTGTATCACTAAGCATTTCTAAAGTACCCAAGTTGTCTTTGGATTTTTGTAAGTAATAACCAACACTCTTAATCTTGTTCAGCTTCGAACCAATAGATGGTGCTATATTAGCTGCTTCAAACGCTAGCATTTCAAAGTCAGGGTTAGGTCTGCCAGATCTCTCTACAAACTCAACGCCTACATTTTTAATTACAGACATGATGTGACCTCTAATACCAGCACCGCGTAAAAATGAATCAAGCATACCATTAACTAGCTTGAACTCATCAGATTTAACCAATCTCTCTTCGTCATCGTCAGAAAAACCAATAAGTGTGCCTAATAAAGCACTCTGTAAAGACACAAACAAAGCATGCTGTGCCATACCGTAGTAAGCTATTCTAGACATCGAAACAGCAGCACTACCTCTTTTGTTTTTTAAGTTTCTAAGCTCTTTCTTAATTATCCTGTCATACTGGGACTGAGTGTTAGCGAACGTTAATAGAAGTCTACCACCAAGGCTAGCTTGCTGAGCACTAATTCTGTCAGGTCTAGACGACTGTTGTGATTCTTCTGTTTTATTTCTAAAATCAATAAACGCTCTTGCTTCAGCTTCTTCTTGTGTTAAGCCCTGCTTTAAATACTCGTTAATATAGTTTCTGTAGTAAGGAGCACCACCCATTACAATAGCTAAGCTATCCGCAATTTGTGTTGGCATAAAGCCTTTTGATAGTAACCACCCTACGGCCGCTTTAAACTTGTTTGTAGCGTTTTTAGTTGCATCAACAAGTTCAGCTTCATTAATGTCGATTTTAAGACCCTCACGACGCTCTCTCATGTAGTTAGAGTTGACCAGTGTCATCACATCAGACCAGAACTGCTTTTGATTAGCGTACGCTGCGCCTGCTTTCAGTACGTTGTTAGGACCAGCGGCTTCAATATAGTTTGTAAACGAGATTAACTGCAATACAGCTGATCTAGTGTTAGCAAACATAACAACACCAACAGAACCATTTAACCAGTTCATGATGTTATTAGTAAACTGTGAGTCACCTGTTTCTAACCTGTTTCTACCCGTTTTCATTCTGGTAATTATGTTATCAAGAGACTTGATATAATCCTCACCAAATGCTGCTCTCATTTTGTTTTTATTCTTCTCGTTAAAGATAAAATCAACGTTTCTATTCCACTCTTCTAAGTATTTCTTTCTACTGTTCTTTTTCAAAGAGTCGATGATGTCACCTATAATACCACCAGAGTTCCAGTTTTTACCAGGTTCTACGTGACCGTGAAGATCAGTAATTTTCATTATCTCAATAGCGGCTTCTCTAGCCATACCATCTTTAACGACAAATGCTTGAGCTTGCTTTATTTCGTTTTCAGATATACCAGATATGTCATAACCTTTTCTACTCCATATGTATATTCTGATAGCGTTTTCAACACTCATACCAGGGAAAGCATCAGCTTTTAACTGCTTAAACAAGGGCTTAAACGTCTTCTTGATATCACGGTACTGCCTGATCATTCTAACTCTTTCAGCTGAGTAGTTGTTTACACCTTCATAGTAAGGCTCTAACAAGTACTCTTCAAAGAAAGATATATGCTTTTGTGATTGATCACCTTTACCAACGAGATAGTTTTCTATAAGACCTCTGTAATCGTCGTGTGACGGTGGTACAAAGAATACATTTTTATTCTTATCTCTACCCAGTTGTTTCGATGCTACCTCAGAGAATTCTGTTTTAGCGTTTAAACCAGTAACATCTTCAAGTATACTGTTAAACTCAGCATCTAGATCAGCAGCAAGCCTATTCAACCTTTCTTCCTCTTCTGCTTTTGCTATCTTTTCAGGATCTTGATTGATAGTCCCTGTCTCTTCTATTTCCTCCTTTAGATTCTCTAAGAATTTCTTTACCTCTTGTTCCTTGTCTTTTAGAGATTTTTTATCTTGGTTAGACATGTCATCTTTAGAAAAATTACCAAGATTATCTATTAAGTTCTGTATGTTTCTACCAACACTTCTGTTGTAGTCTAAAGAAACTAAAGCAGAGTGATCTATAGTTACTGCGTCTCCGTTTTCTTTGTAAATCTCAATATTATTAGAACCTTGTTTACCTACCGGTACTCTAGATATTCTAGACAAGAAGGTAGGCTCTACGTTGTTTCTAAAATGAGGCATAACAACACCTTGTTTAGCCAAGAGTTTTTTAGCGTACGCTTTAGAAACTTGTACGGTTACGAAGTCATCTAGTATATCTATAGACGAGTTGTCTTTTCTAGGGTTTGTTACAACGTTGGCTAAATAACCAGATAAGTACTTAGTTGGTATAGAATACATCAACGACTTAGGTGTTGATTTTTCAAGTACCATGTTTACCCCAAACCTAGAAGCTTTACCTATAATAGGATTTTTAGCTTCAAATACTGTATCGAATATAAAAGCAACTTCTTCTCTAGTTAAATTACCATTAGCATAAAGTGCTTTTACTTTATAGAAGCTGTCTTTTAGTTTGTTTTTTAAAGTCAAAGGATCTAAGCTCACACTTTCGTTAAGAACACTTAACACGTCGTTATCAAAAACCTTTTCAAGAACGTTGACTTTAGCTTCGTTAGATATAGTGTTTTCACTGACGTTTAGCAAGCTCTTATGTCCTTCGTTTAAAACAGTGTTTTGAGCTATGTTAAACAAGTTATCAGCAAGAGAATCAGTGAACTCTGCTTCAACAGCTTTATGTGTTCTTAATCTAACAGTATCGATGTTTCTAGCGATATTAGCAAAGTCTAAAGCTAATTGTCTAGAAAGAACAACAGCGCTAGCCTCGTTCAACCATGGGTATTCTTTAGCAAAAGTATTTACAAGGTTGTTTGTCAATGCTATTCTAAGCTGACCCAATTGCTTATCACGCATCATGTTAGGCATTAGCTTGTAAGGAGCAATACCGTCTTTAAATGCTTTAAGTAAAGGATCTGGGTTTTGCATGATTAGCTCAGCCATACGTAAACCACCCATTCCAGCGTCTAAAGCGTTAGCACTAAACTTCATTAATGGGTCACGTTCAATTAAGTATGCTACCCTACCTATAACTTGGTTTTCTTCAACCACATCAGCGTTTTTCTCAATCATGCGCTCGTACATGTCGATGACTCTACCCTCAACAGGGTTGCCTTCTAAATCGTAGAACTGCTGGTTAGGGTTTTGCATAACTTCAAGAGTAGCGTCGAGACCAAGGTCTATAGACATAGCTTCAGCTAAAACTCTTTTATGCTCATGTGGCATGTTTCTACTTCTACCGACACGTGTTGGGTCTAAGTAGTTTAACCACTCTTCTTTCGTTGGGTAACGTCTTTGTACTTTGTTTACACCTGAGTAAGCGTCTCTAATGCCTAACATCCTAGACTCTTCAGCTGTGTAACGCATTACGTTGCCCTTAGCGTCTTTTTGGAACTCATATAAAACTCCGTTTAATGCAGGGAATTTTCTAAGCGTGTTAAGGCTTAGCTCATCTTGAATCCAGTTTTGATTCTTAGAAGCCCACTCAATAAACTTAGCTGATCGTGTTGGGAACTTTTCAAGTATGGTCTTGTATATAAGACCCTTGTATGCTTCAAACAAGTACGACCTAAACAAGCTTGGTTTCCATTTTTTAGTAGACATCAAATCAGGAGACATGCTCAGCGTTCTAGTAACAACGCCTCTAATCTTGTTCATCTCCTGTGGTTCTAAACCTAACTTTCTTCTAATTCTACTAAACTCACCTAGTGAAGCTGGTTTATCAATAGCTTCTTCTATACTTTGCTCGTCACTTACAGATGGACCACCACCAGCGAGATCATCAACATTAGTGTTGAAGGTTTCACTTAGGTATTTGTTTTTTATAGAAGCAGCTCTTAAAGCAAAATACTTATTGATATAAGCAGCTAATGGCACTCCTTTATCAGGGTTGTAGCTCATCACTATACCCATCAAACCGTTTACATCTGTTAACGCTTCATCTTCTATAATATCAGCGTAGTTGTTCCAACCAGGTAATGTGTCCCAGTTACCGCGTGTTACGATTTTACGGAACATTGGTCTGTACATTTCAGATATATCATACACGGAAGCAACACCTTGCTCGTCCCATAATCTCTGAACCTCAGCACTCATCTCTTGCTGAGCTTTAGTAGGGCCTCTTTTTTTATCTTCAAACTCGTTTGCAGAGTTCATATCTTCAGCAGCTAACCAACCCTTAGAGTTTTTATCTACTTGAAGTAAAACACCTTTACCACCGTACTCAGCAAACTGTCTTTGTGCTTTAGTTGACTTTCCTTTTACAATAGAATTATTGTAGTCTCTAACAAAGTTAAACACGTCTTTACCGGTGTTAAACTCGATGTTCTTGAGACCTAGGTCCTGCATTATTCTTCTTATAAAGTCTCCTATTTTTTCAAAGAAACTTTGGTCATAAGTAACTCTTCCAGTTAACAAAGAATCAGATAGCACCGTAATGAATTCCTCTAGGTTTCTAGGATCAAAAGTTATGTCAGACATAGAAGCCAGCTTATTAAACTGCTCCATGTTTCGGTCTGCTTTTTCAAAAAGCTGTTGTGCAGAGTATTTTTTACCAAGAAGAGTATACGTTTGGTAAGACCTCATCCTAGACCTCCAGTTGTCTAGGTCTTTTATTTTTCCAGAATCTTCTAGTTCTAATAAGTAGTTGTTTAAAGCACCTACTGTTTGGTTTAAAGCGTCTGTATTGATCTTGCTTTTACCATCTTTTAGTGCCGTAAAAGTATTGTACAGAACAGCGTGTAAAACCTCGTGGCTACCAGTAGTGACGTTTCCAGAAGCTACAGAGCCTTGCGCGTTGACGATGATTTTACCTTTAGATGTAAATACACCTGGTTTTCTTTTTAATTCGCCTTCAACGTAGTCTAGTTCTTCTTTAGTCGGGTTGTTTATACCTCTATCTTTTAAAACCTCAGCAGCGTATTGTCTAGTGTTTTCAGCAACAACAACGTTATCACCAACAATTTCTAGATCAGCAAAAGCTTTTACCGTGTTGTTCAGGTTAGCATTGAACTCTTCCATAGAGACTAGTTCAAAGTTTGCGTCAACAACCTGGGATTTTAAAGTGTTTGATTTTCTAACTAAATCGCTTTTGTTGTGGTTTAAATCGATGTTCTTTATTTCAGCAGCGTGTTGCTCTTCGGTTATAGAACCTTCTTTCAACTGAGTGTTTAAGACGTCAATTTGCTGCTTTCTTATAGACTCTAGGTCTTTTACTTTTTTACCATCTTCAGAGCTTTGGAAATCAGATAGCTTTTTTTCAGCATCGTTCTTTTTGTACTCAGCATCCATCAACTTCGACTTCTGATCACTACTCATTGACCTATCAAAGTTCTGAGAGCTCATCATAAAATTATCGAGCTGCTGCTTTTTTTCCTCGTATGCTTCTTTTGTTATAACACCGTCTTGAAGGTCCTTGTTTAATCTAGCAATATTGTGTTGATGAAACTCTCTTAGACCTTTTATATCTAGTTTTCCAGCGGCTACAGCATAAGCGTTTGAAACCTCAGTTATCGTAGATGACGTTACATTACCGCTAAATGGTAATAAAAAACCCATGATAAACCCAGCTCCACCACCTTGTATGTAGTTTTCTCTAATGTATTCACCCACTGTTACATCACTAGCGGCTTGTTGAAACACCTCAGTCATCATCTCGTCAAAACCACCTCTTACGGATGTTAATCCGTTTTTAGACTGTTTCTTTAACCAGTGTTTAAATTGTCCTTTGACTAGAGAAGCAGCATTTTGCCTAGCGCCTTCTTTAAGAATGCTCATACCTAAAGACCTGCCTAAGACAGATGTTGCACCAACGTACTCAGCGGCACCACTAACGAAACCAACGCCCATGGCACTATTAAACATTTCGTTATTCACGTCCTCTTCAACAACCCTCATTAATTGGTCGATGCTAGGCTGCAGTGTATTGTATTTTACTTTAGCTTGTTTTTGTACTTGTCTCAAGTAGTTATCACCGGCCATTTGAGCTGCTGGTAATGTACCAAAGGTTAATATCGCAGACAATATCTGTGGAAACTGCTCAGAGGCGATTGTTTTAAGCGTCTGTAAGGACTTACCAGACTCTAATACATCTCTTACATCAGCGTGGCCAAAATGAGACTCTAGAGCTTGTCTTTCGAATACTAGTTCTAGGTCTTGCTTTTGGTTTTTGCGGCCATCTTCAATGATTTTCTTAGCTTGCTCTTGAGCTTCACCCCAAGTGCCTTTTTTAGTATAGCCTGATGCTACTGGGTGAAAACCATCTTGCTTTGGCACCATGAAAGCACCTTTGTTATTAAAGTAACCCACGGTGTTGTCATCCCAGCCTTGCTCTTCAGCTAACTTCTGGTTTACTTGGTACTGTCTTTCTACTTGTAAGTAATCAGCTGTGCCTAAACCACCTGCTTTTACAGCTGTACCTATACCGTGTATGGTTTTATACGCACCTTTAACAAGCGTTGGCATGTTTTGGTAACCTAGCCTAATAGCGCCTCCAATAGGCGATTTATTCACTAAGTCAATAATAGTATCATCAACTATGTAGTTGTCGTAATCAGCTTTATGGCTATCACCAATAAGCTCTTGGTATTTGGATATACGGTTTTGTATGTCTGGATCAGCAAAAATTGTCTGATTTATAAGCTTAGAGTATTCTCTTTGCGCTTTTTCAAGCTCTTCTTGAGAAACGTCCTCTATCTCCATGTCTTTAAACGGAGCCATTATGTTCGAAAGACCCTCTTGAAGATCAGTCTGCTTGTTATCTAACGTTTGAGATATCATGCCTTGTAACTTCTCGTCCTTCGTTACAACAGCATTAAGTGTCTCGTTGTTAAAGTCGTCTATTACAACTTCATCACCGTAGGGCAAAACAGGACCATAAGGTGTGTTTTTTAATTTACGAGAGGCTTTTCTACCCTTAAACTCTTCTTGAGTTCGCCTCTTCATATCTTGATAATCAGAGTCGTCGGGTATGAGTATAGGTTTTCTAGAAACACCCATATACTTTTCTTCTTCTTGCGGTACTTTGCCTAAAGTAGAAGGGTCGAATATAGGGTTACCAAATTCATCAGTCTCTTGTGATTCCGAAGAACCAGCTTCCGAAGACAAATCCGTAGCGGGCTTTTGATTTGGGCTTTCTGTGGTCTCGCCCTCTACCACGCCCTGTTGCTTTCCCTCGTCTAAAGGTTTTAAACCAGCGTTAGCAACGTAGTCTTCAATAGATAAACCGCTTTCATCAGCGGCTTTTTGAACCTCTTCAAGAGAATACTGTTGTCCTTCGTATTCAAACATTGTAATTAGTTTTTATTTATTGTACAGGACCCAGACTACCAGGTGTGGATTGCGGACCTACGTTTATTACAGGTAAAACCGGTTTGTTCTTTTCAACATTCATTATAGCAGCGTCAGTTGTGGCATCGTTACCAAACTTACTCTGTATAATAGCCGATGTTAGATCTTTTTGAGTAGACTCATTGTATGGGTCTACAACATAGTAGTCCTTATCGGTTATAATCAACATGTCACCAGGAGAGTACTCTGACTCTAGGAAATCATTTATATCACTTTTAGAGTAACCTATCTTAGATAACGCATCTACAGCTGAAGCTCCATTGCCGCCACCTATATAAGTAGCATTTAAAACGGTTTCATTAACATATTTAGCACCTATCAAAGGTTTAGTATCGCCATCCATTACCTTACCCATGTACTCTCTACCTAAATCAGAGCGATCTTTAGCGTCTACTTGCCTAAGCTCTGCGGTTGTCATATCAGAAGCTGATGTTAATCCAGCTGCTTTTTTCTTTTCGGCTAAACTTATTGATCGGCTTATTGACCTAGAGTCAGCTCTGTTTTCTTTCGCTATCAAAGCTTTGTAACCATCATTAGCTGTCTGACTTAACATCGCAACGTACTGATTCTCGACAAATTGCGAAAGCTCTTTAGTTCTTTCAGGGTTGTAGAGTAAGTCTTGATCTTGAATACCAAGACCACCGGGCATAATGTAGTCGTCTGTTGCCATTGATAAAACAGCATCTCTACCACCTTTTGATAACGCGTTTCTAATCTGCATACGCACGACACCTTCTTTACCCTTGTCCATGGGTTGACCAGCGCTGTACAGTGTGCTATTAAGATTGATAAGCGACTTTGCTGTTTCAAAGTCTTTAGTAGCATACTTGGGCGCGTCGTCAAGAGTAGCGCCTTCACCAAACGTTAACCTACCAGATTCAGATATACCCAAAGGTACTTGGTCTGTAGTTAGATTTGTCATGAACTCAACAGCTTCTGGTCTTGACCCTTCAGAAACAAAACCCTTATCGTAGTCGTTGATATAACTGTACTTCATTTCTTTCAGCTTCTCAAAGTCTTGGTCAAGATTTTTGAAAGCCATAGTGATACGGTTCATATTAGATACTGCTTCGGCGTATAGAGGGCTAGATGCTCCTTCTCTAGATGCTATTTTAGCATTTTCAAAGAACTCATCTTTTAGACCAACAAGATACTTATTAGTCTGGTCCCTCATGTTAGCTGGAACTTTATCAAGATCTACATTTGTAGGCATACTCTCGATAAACTGACCCATCGTAGCATCAGACGCCTGTTTTCTAGCAGCGTCTTGCTGGCGGGTGTCCATCATCTGAGCACCAGCTAAAACAGCTTGAGCGCCAGAATTACTAATATAACCCTGATAAACACTGCCTACATTAGGCATAGCTGTTGTATTTTTTATCTGCTTAGCCATTATTATCCTTGTTGTGGCACTCCAAAGAATGCGTTAACTCCAGGTCCTCTACCTTCTGTTCTTTTTAGATATTCATGCGTCTGGCCTATACCGCCTGAAGCAAGTTGACCAAATCCTTGGAAAGCTTGAGCTGTAGCAGCTTCTCTTTCGGCTCTAGCTTGACCAAACATTTGAGACGCTATATTCAATTCTCCCACAGCTTGGTTTCTTTCCATATTTCTAGACATAACTTCACCTTGACGCTCCATTGATTGGTTTTGCATAGCGCCTTGAGCGGTTAAAGCTTGATTTCTAGCTTCTTGATTACCGATGCGAGCACCAGTTTGAACGGCGTTTTGCGACTGTTGGTTTGCCATAGCTTGTGCTAATGAAGCAATACCGCTGCCACCAGCCGCGCCGGAAAGTTGGTTCATAGTGTTAGCCATACCTTGTTGCTGTTGTTCTGCAACAAAGTCCGATTCCTGTTGGTTAACAGTTAAATCCTCATACGCGTTCTCCATGTTGAGGTATGGATTTGTGGTATCCAGGTTTTGATAGTTAGCCATTGTACGCTCAAAATCAGCCTTAGACGTGTCGTATCTTTCACGTCTAGCCTTTCTTCCGTACAGTGTCTGGCCTACGTTTAGTAACCCGGCTGCCGCTAAATATGCTGGAAATGCCATAACTTATTTTCTTAAATTATTATTACATGTAGTTAGCTACTGACAAATATTTCAGAGTTAACTGCAAATAGTTCTTTATTAGTTCCTGTTGTGTTAGTCATTTTAACCGATGCGTAGTAGCCAACTAATCCAGAAGTGTTGATCTGACTGTTCTTAGCGAAGAATATGAAATCACCATCTTCTATGCTAGTACCACCGTTATCGTATTCTATATTCTCCGTGTTGTTCACGTCTATATAGTACTGTCCACCTGTAGCTCCAATATCAGCACACGTACCTATCTTGTAAATATTACCATTTGATTTCTGGTAAAAAACAATATCATCAGCCGCTTCTTGTAAAGATACATTTATCTCGTTATTAAATACCAGCCTCATTGTAGGTGTAACCGTATATACTATATCTAAGGTATCTATGCCTTGAACTGAAAATTCACTTGTATCCAAAGAACCAGACTGGGTGTTATTGTCCCAAGCATCTTGTCTACCTCTAATATAATTATAATATATTCCCTCTTTGTTTTTCCAAGTAACTACTTCACCGTCCTGCTGATCAGTATCTACAGTAGCTGTCCAGCCAGAATCTCCCTCGTAAGAAAGTGTCTTGAAGTTTTTGATCCTAGAAGCCTCGTCGTTATGTAGTAGAGTTACTGATGTGTCGTGCTGAGTACCGTAGTAGTTAGCCCTGGTGTTGTTAGTATGAGCATATATATTACCGTTTTTAAAAGTATAGTACACTGAGTTAAGCGAAACACCTGTCTCAGGTACAAAGCTTAATCTAGTCGACCAACCATCTACGCTTTCTTTAAAGGCTAATGTCTCACCGTTAACAGTCACGTTGTAAGACGACATGTCTTCATTAAAAGAACCATGTATCGCGCCAGAGTGCGCTGTTAGAGCGTCTGTAATAAAGTCTGACATACCTTTAGATGCTACATCAGTGATACCGTCTCTAGACAGTCTTATAACAGCTCTTCTAGATTTGTCTACGAAGTACGCTCTAAAACCAAAGCTTACAAAAGATTCTGGATTCTTAGATATACCATACTCACCAACATAAGGAGTCGATTGACCCAATACCCTGTTTGTAGATACAAGGTTAGCATTGCCATCCGCATTGTAAAGTGCGTCTTTATTAGCAAGTACTCTAAATACTTTATCCTCACAAAGAACAATAAGATCAGTGTCCCTAGCGTGAAGTTTCTGTATTGTACCATATATTGGGTTAAGGTCTTTTGTTATTTTCTCTGCAGTGTTAAACTGGTTAAGGTTGTTCACACCAGATGTAGAATTGAATATACCACTGTAAATCATACCGTGGCCTCTTCTCTCTTGAGAGTAAATTTCTTCGATAGTACTAGAAGCTTTAACACCTTTACCCATTGTCTTGGCATTGAAGTCATCTCTAACTCTATTAGATTCAACACCGTTGCCAAAGGAGTATACATTAAAGTAATCTAACACTTGTTCGTTTTGCAACTGAGCGATTGGTATTGCCTCTGTAGCTTCGAAGAATATATCTAGATCAATAGCCTCGTTTGGTTCAACTTCAAAAACAGTAGGGTTAGGAGAACTAAGTGTAATCGTGTTCTCATCAAAGACTATAGGTAAAAACCTTTTTCTTTTAGATATCCTTACAGCATCAGCTGTAAAGTCCTCGTTAGTAAAAGGTGTAGTCATTTTTATGTTCCAGTAATAACCTGTTTCATCGTCAGTGTCTCCAGAAGACAATGGTTGTCTGTCGTAGGTACCTTTTGTAACAGTGTCTACAACATATAGTGAGCTCCAAGAGTTATCAGTACTATTTTGGAACTGAATCACATCACCACTGCTAATAGCCGCGTCGAATGCATTACCGTTAGTGCCAAAGTCTATATTATTGCTGTCGTACGGCGCAAAGTAAAAACCAAACAGGTCAGAACCAATTGTTGGCTGACCATGTGAGTCGATGCTTGGTTGAGCATTAGCGTGTTCTTCCCAAGCAAACATATCTAGAGCAGCAGGCGGCGTATCAGTAGCGTCTGGATCATCAGACAGTGTGTTCTGTATGTAAGGAACATTCTTTATACCATCTTGCTCATAATCACTAGGGTTATTCGTAAAGTTGTATATAACACTTTCTTCAAATAGAACATCTCTGTTGATCTTAACGAAGAATCTTCCCTGGTATTCTTTTCTAGCTTCTTTTTCTTTTTTGTATACCTCTACAGTAAATTTATCAGAGCTGGTGAGAATTTGTATAAAACCAACATCAGTTAGTTTTTCTTTTGTTGTTATCTCGTAGCAATCATGTGAATCACCAGTATAACCACCTCTTTCTATCTCGTAAAACTGGCTAACGTTAGTACCTCTTCTGAATCTTATGTAAGAATCGTAACCAAAAGAATCAAAGAACTCTGGATTTTCAGCTGAGTTTGGTCCTTCAAACTTGAACGTCTTTAAGTTGTTAGCGACTGTAGTATCAGAACCTTTAACCACTTCTGAAGCCGTGTTGAAAACTCTTTTTATAGAAACAGCATCTGGTACTTCATTCTGTATATCTAAAATCTTGTATCTAGAAGGTGATATAACAGGTTCATCTGAATTGTGTTTTTTCTTAAGCGTGAGGAAATCTCCTTCCTGTACTTTGTTACGCTCAGCACTTGGCATAGACAACCAAACAGTACCATCTGAATCATCAGCATAGTATCTATCAAGTACAATGTTGTAGTATTCGTTAGATATATCCTTAACGTAGTATTTAAAATGCGTTGCCCAAGAAGGTGCGTCTTGACCAGACTCAGCTTTGATTCTATTAACCTTGCTTGACTTGTCTATGTCTATTTTTATAGTAGAGTAGTCATTCGTAAAAACAGGTGTCTCTCTACCGTTGGTATCCAAGTAAACAATACCTACTTGGTAGTTTCTTAAAGATTTTACACTAGACTCAGGTGTTTTAACGCTTGTTATAGAGTTAGACTGTAAGCTAACTGTGATATCGGCTTCATCAGTGATATCATAACCCTGAACGTAGTTACCATACACAAGTCTATTACCTATAACTTCTTGAGACTTAGCTTTTAAAGGAACGTTGTCGTATGCTCTTAGTAACTGGTTAGATTCTACTAGGTTACTAATCAGCTCTGATGTTATAGAGTAATTTGTTCTTGTAGTAGGTACAGACTCAACCTTGTACACGTTGGGTGATGAAGAGTCTTTATATAAAATATCTATATACTCTACGTCGGCTGGTGGTGTTTCAAACCCGCTTATAGTCAATCGCCTTAGGTTGTTTATCATGCCGGTATTATACGCGTTCATAGATATATACCTAAAATCACCGGGTACAAAAACAGCGTTAGTCCAAGGTGAAAAACCAGACACTTCACCATCAACATATCTCCATCTGTAAGCAAATCTAGGGAAAGACAATTCAAACATTGGTCTTTCTTCTTCAAGAATACACTTCCATGTGTACTCTATAGATTTTATATCAGACGATATAGACTGTATAGTACCAGTAACAAACCTTAGTAAAGCACCAGTTATAGAAACAACTTCTATTCTAACCTGGTACTCATCTTCGTAGTTGTTATCGTTTATCTCACTAGCTGTCAGTACGATGATATCACCAGCACTCCAGTTAGGAGAATCACTTACAGTAAAAGATATAGAGCTACCTACTTCTCTAGGCACCTTGTTGCCGTTATAAAGCTCTGTAAAGTCTTGTTGAGCGGTTACATAGTTCAAGCCAGAACCAACACCAGATCTAGTGGTTGAAGCAGCCACATAATGTGGCCTTTCGTTTGGTTTTTTCTTTATAACAGTAATATCTGAAGCTATAAAGTCCCTACCATATACAGTCGTGTGGTCTTGACCAGTTTGGTTTGTACCGGACTTAAATCTTGATATTAGTATTTTTCTAGGCTCATTAAGATCATCTGTCCACATGAGCATACCATCAAATATATTTACACCAGTGATCAAGTTGCCTACACTAAAGCTTAACACACTGTTGTAATCTACTATAACAAAAGATACGGCTTCGTTTGACTCATTGTACTCTAAAATAAAGTCACCTTCATCTGCAGTTACAAACCAATATATCTTATTGTTCTGCGTGTCTTTTACATTACCAATGCAGGTAGCGTTTGTAAAGTTAAATGAAGACTTAGCCGTGTTGCCAAGTACACTTTCTATTGCTCCTACATCAGAACCTTCAGAGTTACTAACCTGTACGTTCAGTGCATCCCTGTACTGACCATTAGGTACAAGCCTCTCATCAAGGTCTTTGTTCATTTTACCTGATGTGAAAACGCGCTTTAATTCTGGCATTTTCTAGTGTTTTATTTGTTTAGACTTGCCTCTTAGAGTTTGTGTTAGCTCTTCTAGCTTGATGTTAGACAAACGAAGTTTAGCCTGTCTCTTAGCGGCGAATCTCTCTCTTTTAAACCTAGCAACGATGTACTCAGGCGTGTTAGCTCTAGTGGCTAGTATAGCGTGAGCAACGTGTTTATACACAGCTTCTTCTACAAACTTATGTACCTTCATCTCAGCATCTGTAGCTACAGAATCACTAATATACTTTAACGTGATTGTTTTACCAACCATCTCAGAACCAAAGTGAATCTTGCTTTTGATCTCGTCGATGTAGAACGTACCGTTGATCTGTGCGTGTTGAGGATCAATACCAAACCTGCTGCCATACGTAGCGTCGAACTCTGGAGCGTCATCATCAGCTGTATTGTCTGTCGTAGCTGTTTTAAACTTGCCCCATGTATCTGAATCAGAAGCCAAAAGTAAATTACCGCTACCATCAAAAGTGTAGTCGTAATTAGAAGCTTGTAAAATAGCGCTAGGGTTAGATGTTTTAGAGGCAGGGTATATAATTCTTTCAATACCAGCATCGTCAACCCAAGTCATCTTAACGTAGTTAACATAATCATGAGGCAACACCATAGTTAAAGAAGGTGGTATCTCTATCTCTTGAGCCTTGTGAGACCTTAATGTATCATAGCTCAACTCCTGCAAAGCCCTGTGAGCGTGAAACGCTACATCAGTTCTTTTAATCTTAGAGATAATTTTATCCTCACCAACGTAAGCAATAATAAAGTTATTGATGAGATCTTGTATGCTTACAAACTGATACCCTCCAAAGTCGGACCCAGTGTAGTAATCTTCTTGTGTTCCTTTAAATAATCCCATCTATTATTGTTTTTCTTCTTGTGTGTCCCTAATTTCTTCTTGAACAGCTAGTTGGTATATACTAAGATCTCTAACCTCAACACCACATAATGCCAGTATGTTGATCACTAGATCAGTTTCTTCAGATGGGTGTAACTCAAAGTCTTGTGAACCAGTAGCCTTGTACTGTGCGTTACCAGCTACAGTCTGGTAGTTCCAAATAACCTTAGCTGGTTTTTTAATATAGTTCAAGCTTACGGTTTTCGTGTTATCAAACGCACTATTACCGTATACTTTAAAACCACTGTTATCTTTCACGTATATAGGTCTAGCGTCAGTAGGCTTCGCTAGAGGCGCTTGAGCTATATATAAGTATTCATTTTTGTTTACGCGCTCAACTTCTTTGTTGCTATACACAACTGTACCAACCCTGTAAAGATCAGATGGTGGTAGGAAATAACCCGCGCTGTAAGAGAGTGTAGCGGTTTTTTCAAACTCGCTTATTTTTTCATTTAGATTATCAAGCATGTCTGAGTACTCGGTATCATTACCGTGCATCCTACCAAACTGATTGATATCATAAAAGTATTGCTCGAACAAGTCGAGCTGTGCTTGATTGGCAAAAAGGTTGAACTCCTCAGGTGTTACATAACCTCTTTGTTCTTTGTTAAGGATAGCTAGTACCCTTTGATATACAGTATCTACACTTATTGCCATTTCTTATTGTTTTGTTGAAGGGGTGACCTATATTATAAATCACCCCTCAACTATTTATTTCAACCTTTTTTCGATGTTTTGGTAAATTTCAATACCATCATCGGTTTTAAAGAAGGCTGCAAGCGCTGAATATGGGTTTTCATCGAACGGTACAGTCATTACTTTTCTACCGTTGCTTGCCCAGTTAAATGTTCTTTGATCATCAGCAAGTTTAATGATACCAGCTTCGACAGCTTTGATACCAAAGTTTCTGATGTGAACGTTCTCATCGTTAGCTAGCTCAACAAACAAACCTGGGTTTCTCTTAGCAAACACCATAAGGTCTCTTCTGATCTCCTTAGAAGTCATCTCTGTAACTCTAGAACCGTATTCTACCCTTAGGATAGCTTCAGCGTTGTCAACATCCATTGCCGCGGCTAGGTTTAATGCTTCTAATTCTGCTTCGATGCCACCTAATTCATCTACAGCTTCTTTAACAGCGTCAAACTCTGAAAACAAAACATCCTTCAAAGGGTGATACATTGAAAGTAGTTTTTGTAAAGCTTGCTGCTGCTTCGGTACAAACAATGTACCATCTCTAAAAATAATATGAGCCAGGGTCACTGGACCTTCTTGCTCATCTGCAAAACAAGAACGCATGTTAGTTGCGTATCTTAGTTCTCTCTGGTATCCTAACTCTTCGTCAAACCAGAGTAGTGGTCTTTTTTCTGTGTGACGCGATGGAACCGTCATCACGATTGGTCTCTTGTTACCAATTAGATAGTATACTCTATCTTTCATTTCCCAGCCTACAGCTGGTTTTTCTTTAGCTTTCGTTGCCATAATATAATTGTATAAAAAAAAGAGTAAGAATTACCCCCGTCCGAAGACGAGGGTAAAATCTTACAAAAATTACTCTTAGACAGTAGTGTCTTTGAACAATAAGAAGTTGTTAGCTCCTTGAACACACAAACATCTTTCAGATAGCATGTGTACGTTCATTTCATCAATGTCGCTAGTGTAGTTACCACCAACAGAACCAGTGATCCAAGACTTCATACGACGATCGTCAGCTTCAGAAGCTCTGTAACGAACGTGTAGGAATGGACGTTGGATGTTTTTACCTAGTGTTTGGTCGTAAACAGTAGAAACACCTGCTGGTACAAGAACACCGTCGATATCGCCAGTCAAACCGCGAGTTGCAGCGTCGTTCAAGTATTTCCAGTCAGTTTTGTAGAAGTCGTAAGAGCCTCTGCGGAATCCAGAGAAACCTAAGTTCAACGCCATGTCTTCGCTGTTTTCAAATACTCCGTAAGAAGTACCGCCAGTTCCGTAAGAGTTAGCGCGAGCAAGCATGTTGTCCATAGCTAAGCTAGTACCACGATCTAAGAAAAGCATGTTTTCTTCGATAGCACCTTGCTTGTCAAGCTCTTGAAGAACTAGATCAAACTCAGCAAGACCAGTTAAACCAGTAGCGTTGTTGAAGTCGTGATCGTTAAACTGAAGACCTCTGCTTTCGATAGCAGCGAACAAACCTTCAGTACCACGTACAGTCTGAGAAGCAGCATCGGTGATACCAGAAGCAGCTGTTACTTTCTCAGCTTCAACCATGGTCATTTCCAAGTAGTCTTCGAAACGTAAGCGAGTTTCGTGCTCAGACTTCAAGTACCATAGGTAACCAGAAGTACCCAACTCAGAAGTAACCTCAACCCAACCGATCTGAGCAGTGTCAGAACCGTTGATGTTGTATTTGTCTTTCATGATGATTGGAGAGTTGCTGAACTTTTGGAAACCTGCATCGATAGATCCAGACATTCCAGCAGCACCTTTACCAAACTCAGAACCAAATACGAATACTTTCAAGTCAGGATTAGTACCTGCAGCAACGAAAGCAGCTGGCCAAGTATCACTGTCGTATGGGTATGCTTCGATGCTGTTAGTTGTAACAGACTTAACGAAAGCACGAACAGTAGTAACACCTACAGCAACGATGACAGTTTGGTTAGCGCGGATAGCGTGACCAGTAATGTTGATCGTGTTGTCTGTGTTATCGTTAACAGTAGCAATAACAGCGTCATTGTAAGCAACGTGTAAACGACCTTGTTCTGTCCATACAACTTCATCAGAAGCCATTGGCATTTCAGCACCAACCATTCTCAAGAATGATGATACAGAACGGTTACCGTAGCGCTCTACTTCTTTTTCGTAAACCTCAGGCAAGAATTGCTTGGTGAAGTTAAAATCGTTGTCTCCAATAGACAAGTAGTTCTTATCGAACAATGTTTTAGTGGGTGACGGTGTCAACCCTGCAGGGTATGCCCCTTGTGATGCAAAACTCATTTCTTAATGTGTTTAAGTTTATTTTTTAATTTTCACACGCAGTCTACCAGAATCATCCCCACTAATCGCTCTAACCTTAAAGCCGCCAACTTGAGTGGATTGCTCATGAGTACCTCTTGGACTCATATCAACATTCTTAGAACGTTGCGCGCTTTCCTTCATCGCGTCAGCTTTACCTTGTTGGTAAAAGTGATTAGCCACAGCATCTGCGTTCATTGCTGTAAACAAGGCTTTGTGATACCCCTTAGCATCTCCTATAGTACTGTCTTCTCCTAAAAACTTTTTAGTGAAATTACCTAGGTCGCTTTGTTGATCCTTAACCTTACTAGCGTCATTAACATTAAATCGGTACTTCTTATCTCCAACCTCATATTCAAAACCTTTGAAGTTCTGGTTGAAAACTTGAGCGGTTTTATCCCTAAACACCGACGTCTGCTTTTCAGCTAGCTTGAGTGACTCTTCATTTTCCTTATTATAGCGATCGAAAAATTCAACCGCTTTCTGCTGTTCTGGCGTAAGCTTAGAACCAGCTTTAATATCATCGTAATACTTACCCTTCATTTCGTTCAAGTGTGACTTTGCACGCTGAACCTCTTCTTTGTAGAGTAACTTCTTACGTTTAATATCTCTATCGTCGTCTAGTTCGTCGTCGTACGAGTAACTGTCTTCGATCAAGAAATTAATCTCATCATCGTCAAGGTGTGGTTTAGTCACCTTGTAGTATTCTCTAACAAGTTGTTGCTCGTCTAACGAATCAACATCTTGGTTTAATCTAACGTAATCCTCGAGAGTTCCACCAGTTTCGTTCATGAACTCAACTAGCTTCTCGATGTTTTCAGGTAAATCAACGCTTACCTTTTCTTCTTTTGTTTCAGTAGGCTCAGGCTCTACCTCAGCATTTTTAGCCTCTGTTTCTGTAACTTCCTCTTCGTCTGTTACTTCTTCGAGCACCCGTACTTCTTGAGCGGGCTCTCCGTCATCTTGTACGGACTCATCTTCGCTGGGCTGTTGTACATCTTCGCTGGGCTCTTCCCGTACTTCGCTGGGCTCTGACACTGGCAGTTCATCGTCTGACACCCGCATCCCGGTTTGCTCGGCATTTTCGCTTTGTACATCTTCTTCTTGTTTAAAGTTTCTTAAATCAACTTTGATTACACCATCATCTTCGGCTTGAGCCTGAACTTTTTGTTCTTGGCTCACCATGTTTTCTTCTTCCATGTCTAAATAAAATATTAAAAGATACTATTAGTTATATTACCTAGGTTCAAAATAACCTAATCCCATACTTCCGGTAAGCGTATCATTACCAGAGGATTCAAAATCTTTTGGTGGTTTATTGCTTTTTCTTTGATCAATTAGTTCACTTTGTTGGGTAGCTTGAATTTTTGTTCTTTTATCCTTCCTATCCTCCTTGTACTTTTCGTTTTCTTTTTTAGAACCAACGTCAATGTTTCTAAGTTGCATGTTATACTCAAACTCCTTAGCCATAAGCTCTTTCTTAATATTAGCCTCTGTCTGCAGTTTCTGCATATCAAGCTGGGACTGTAGTTGAGCAAGTTGAGCTTTTCCTTGAGAAATAACCTGTTGTTTCTGAGCTTCAGCTTGAGCAACAGCTTGCTGCGTCTGAGCATTTGCTTGTGCTTGCGCTTGCATGTTTTGTTGAGCGATCTGTTGATCCATCTCCTGCTTCTTACGTCTACGTAGCTTGAGCAACTGATTAGCTAGCTTAACATTTTTAATATCTCTAACATCAATAGCGTCTTCTAAGTTTATAGACTGTTGAGCCAAAGCTTGTTGTATATTGTTTTCCAGCATCTGCTTTTCTTCTTCATCTGGCGCAAGCTCAATAAAGATACCAAAATCGTGAAGGTGTAAATCACTTAACTCACCTAGAATTTCTGTTTTATGTGCACCTATTTTATTTATAAGAGCGTCTTTCATTGGCGAGAACTCAATAACATCAGATATCATCAATGAAATACCTTCAGCGAGCTCAGCTGTCAAGAACAAGCTAGACTGTAAGATATGTCTTGTCGCTGTATTAGAGTTAGCAGCGGCTAGCTTTTGCACGCCAACCAAAGCGTGTTTATCAGGCATGGAACCATCACGTGCTTCGTTAAGACCCGTAACATCGCGAATCATCTGCAAGTAATAGTTATACGTGCTTATCAAAGCTTGTATTTTCTGTCCACCAGCACTTGATGTCATCTCTTGAATAGGTACTTTACCTGGATTCATATCGCCATCTGATGTAAATGACCTACCTATAATACTACCCGTTTGGAAGAACATATTAAGTGCTTCTTGTGGGTTGTAGTTTGTACCGTTACCTAAATCAATTTCAGCTAAGCCATCAGCATCGATGTAAATACCATCCGGTACCATACGGGTCAACACCTGTTGTAGTTTCAAATGTGTTAGCTGAATCATATCAGCAAAACCAGTGATTCTTGATACTAGTGATTCAATGCGACCTTGGTACATTCTCGGTGCAACGAGGCTGTAGTTCATTTTAACCTTAGTATCATCGCTCTTAGGTCTCATCATGTTCTTGGCCATATCCCACTTAAGTAAGATATCAGTACCTAAAATCAAAGCACCTTCGTATAAAACCTCTAAAGACCTAGATACCTTGCTAAACTGTCCTGCTAATTCAGCTGGTGGATCAAACTGATCGTCTTTTAGAATAACCTTGCTAGCACCTGTGGCTGTTTCTTTAACCTTGTAAACCTCATTCATGTAGGTTTTATAGTTAAAGTAAAGCACTTGTACAGTGTTAGCATCTATAGTGTGGTTGTTTCTAGGTGAGTTACTGTAGTGACCTCTATCATAGATGCTTTTCTTTAGAATGTTATCTAACTGGTCATCAGTAAGATCTGGAAACTGCTTTTTAAGCTCGTTTACAGGTACGTTTTTAACTTCACCCACGTAGTATACGTCATCAAAGTATGGAGACTCAGAAAAAGAGTATACCATAGCAGATGGATCAACATACTCAACTTTAATACCTTCTGACTTGTTAAACGTGTTTTTGACACAAGCCATACCAAGAACAGTGAGATCATAGTTAAGCCTTTTTCTTATGTTTTCATACTTGTTATCTTCAAGTATAGTTCTAATAGCTTGCTCTTCAGCGATCTCAACACCTTGCTTGTAGCTTAACTGCATGTGCAGCTCAAGCTCTTCCGTGCTATCAGGTAAAGTTTGCTTTGGATTTTCGTACAAGCTAACACCAAAAGCCTGCTCAGCAAAATCTGATAACTCTCTAGTTTGCATGTCTTTTAAAATAGACTCCATGTACTGTGTACGTTTTGATACACCGTGTGGATCCTGTGCAAATGCTTTTACATCATACGTTCTCTCTGAAATACCGTTTACAACGATATCAACAAATTTAGGTATGATAGGTACTGGTTTCCAGTCAAGGTTCAAGTATGATAGGTCACCATTGATGGATAATTCGTCTTTGTATTTTTGAATAGACTGCTCTCCACGAGCATACTGTCTTCTGTTGTGAAACGTCTCCTGGTTACTGTGAAAACGGTATACACCACCATCTCTCTTAAACCATTCGTCTTCGATTGCCTTAGCAACTTTAAGCCCATATTCTGAACTTACTTTTTCTAAATCACTAGCAACTTGGCTAGGAAAATAACTCTTTACAACTGACTCAGCCATAATCTTCTATTATCTGCGATCTTGAACCGCTATTTTTATATCGTGCAATACCTAAATTTATTGTCCTTGTGCCTCTGTCAGCTATTGGTTTGTACAAATGTCTGTTGCAAGCCATAATTGCTAAACCTGAGCTAATAGAAGCATCGTATTTCGTACGCTTATTTATATCGAATCTACTCCAATCGTTAAGCGTCCTATTTAGATACATAGTACCATGGGTACCATCTTCTAAATAACCAACATGTTTCTCTATATACGTCTCAATAGCAGCAGCGTGTGCTTGCTTTATATCTTCGCTAGTGTTAGGAATACCACCAATCTCTTTTTCAGTAACTGATAGTTTGTTCCAAACTTTATCTGGCCTGTTCATTGAGAAACCTCTGTAACCTCTTTGTTTTAAAAAGTATAGAAACCTAGGTTTGTTATTCTCTGCTAAAACAGGCATACCGTAAAACACCAGCGCTTTTAATATATCTTCAAAGAAGATCTCAGCTGTTTTCGGCCTAGCAACGTATTCAAGAAAAAAGTGGTTCGGCGGTGCATTTTCCATGGAAAACTTAGTTAAACCGTGTAGCGCACCATTTGAACCCTTACCATCAACTGTTCCACTGATATCGTAAGAGTCACATCCAAAAGCGCCAAGGTGTTCGTTTCCAGGATATTTTACCCCATTTTTTATAATCACTCGGTTTTGCAGTTGTTTATCTGGAACCCAAGAAATTATAAACCTACCTTTAGGATCTGGGCTAAAAAACACCTTAGTATCTTTAACACCGTTCTCCCAATGAAAAGAACCTCTAGTTATCAAACCGTCTCTTACAGAGCCCTCGTTGAAATCTATTTGCTCATATATCTTAGCTAGATTAAATATACTGTTTTTGGTTTCATCCCTAAACGCATGTTCTTCTGTACGAGGAAACTGTCTATAGAATTCATTTAAAGCATCTTGGTCTTTTTTTAGACCCTCTGCTTCGTTTTCCCAGTTTTCGATAACACCGATGTCAATGTATTCTCCGAACGGTCCTTCAACCGTTTCTTCAGGGGTGTCAAATACGGGATTACCATACTTGTCAATAAAGCCCTCGTAGTTCCATTCCATCGGTATAAACAAGCTGTACAAGCCAGATCTTGTTTGTCCATTTTTATTTCTTTCGGTGACGTCAGAGTCGTTGTACAACTTCTTGAAGTTATCACCTCCTTTATCTAGCGAGTTAGATGTTGACCCCATCATACACTTACCGATAATCCTAGATCCAAGTCTAAGACAGGTTTTTGTAACACGCCAGTTATTAAGTATGTTGTCAGGTCTTTCCCACTTACCGCTTTCATCGTGAACAAGTAGTCTTAACTTTTCACCATCGTAAGAGTTATCACCTGTGTTTTTCCAGTCAATAGTAGTATCAAGACCTTCCAGTATTTCTTCGTCACTTTTCTTAATGTTCTTTCTAGTGAGTTTCGATGCTGGTACTCTATACGCAAGTTCAGACTTTGGTCTGTCCATACCATCTTGTATAGGCTTGAAAAAGAAAGGGTAGTTTACGGATATAGGTACAACCTTATCAGTAAACATCTTCTTCGCGTCAGCACCAGATTTTGATAGTATACCAAATCTAGCGTCAGATGTTATAGTTGCTTGATTTACGGTTTCAGAGCTGGACATAAAACTAAAACCGCTACGTCTGTTTTTTAGATAGCACATGCCATATGATCTGTGATCAGCTTTGCACGCCTCCCAAAATATAAAGAACAATCTGTTAGCTTCCCTAAAATCAGGCTTACCAACATCGATCTTTGTCCATTGTAGGTACATGTAGTGTGTACCAGTTATATAAGTTGGCTTACCGTTGTTGTAAAAACAAAAGCCATTATCTCTTCTATTAAACTCTTCGTCTATATAGTCTTCCCAGGTCTCCTTAAAATCATCCGGGTAATTTTCCCAATCAAATACACTCTTTATATTTTTAAGCTCCTTAGGATACTCGAATGGCGTCCATCTGTTCTCTTTAAACTTATGTGTGTTTGATTCTTTTGGTAAAGCTATACGTAGGTTTTGTATTTCGTATATCTCACCGATTTGACCAGTCTTACTGATAACGATAAAGTCAAACTCCTTATTGTAGCCGTACTTCCATTTTTTAGCGCGATTATATCTCTTAACCGTGCTTTCTTTTATAGGCTGTACAACCTTGTATAGAGTTTGTTCATACATCATCTAGACCTTTTTTCAGCAAAGCCAGAAAAAGATTTCTTTTGTTCTTTTTCTATAGGCTTATTCTCTAGCATAGCCTCTTCTTCAGTAATCTTGTTTAAGATCTCTAAAGCGTCTAGAATAGCTAGTTTTTTTGTGGCTGCAGCATTTTTCAACCTGTCCGCGGAAACATCATCTTCTGTCTTAGTAATAATAGGCTCTTCAGCAACTTTAATAAGTTCTTCAATAGCTTTACGACCAGCTCGGATTATATTCCTTTTTGTCTCCTTTATGTCCATAGTTTATGGTTATAGCTGCGGAGAGAACACGGTATAAACGTTCACCGTCTATAACAAACTCATATTCACTCCGGGGTGTGAACCCTACAATGTCGCCCTGCTGCAGACCTTGCGCTTGTAGATCATCACCCAACATTTTCAACACACCTATATTTGGTAGCTCTTTCTCTGTAGTCCACATGTCGTCAGACTCTAATGGTTTTACGAAACAATAACCGTCCAGCGCTTTCCATTCGCCACCGCGTTTGTACGCAAAGACCTGGTCTTCTTTACAGAAGTAAGTATCCTCTGCAAAAAAGCTACGGCTATTCTTTTCGTTACCTCTAACATCGTAAAACCTTCTAAAAACATTGTGATGAACTATAACGTCATCACCAGGTTCAACACCGCCGCAGTGTCTTAGCGGTGCACCCATAACAGTACCAACTCTATTTACATACCTGTGGTCTTGTAGATCAGTATTAAGTATAAGCTCTTTTTCACCAAGCTTTTTCTTATTACTGCTTCTAGTTCCCTTAGGTGTTACAACAAAGTCAAAAACAGATCTCATTAATATTCTAAATTATACTCAACCGCGATACCCATGTTTTTATTAAAATCTTTCCAAGGTATCACACTCTCGTCTTTAGTTATATAGATACTAAATCTATCTTCTTCCTCAACGATACTAGTTATTGTATGCCCTCCGTAGACCTCTTGGCCCACGGAGTAATGCATAGCTTCGTTTTTATAATCTCTTCCGATGCTGATCTTTCTAATCAGCTTGTCCATGATTATTCTACAGTTTCGGCTTCTTGTACAACCTCTTCGTACTCACCGTTTTCTAGATTAACGGTGATTGAACCGTACTCTGCTTCTAGTTTTTCTTGCTCTAGCTTCAAGGCTGCTTCCAGCTCCATAACTTGAGAGATTAACTGAGACTTTTGGTACTCTAGATCACCTAACGTGCCTTTTGCACGGTTAAAATTAGAAACAGCTTCACGTACTGCTTGTAATTCTTCTTCTTTGATTTTTTTAGCTTCTGCCATGATTAAATGATTTTATTATATATCCTATCAAATATAATACTATTATTGTAAAGTATGACAAAATGTCTTAAGCATCTACAGCTCCGTCAAAAGCATCTAGAGTTTTTAAGTATGTATATGCTTGAGCAAGTACATTGTCAGAAGACTCCCAGTCTGGAGTAAACTTATACTCTGATTGAGATATAGCTTCTTTGTGACCAGTACGTGCAGCAGCGTCTACATACGTTTTAAGAGTAAAGTTAGCAATCAAATCCTTCTGCCAAGTAGTCGTTGCTACAGGCATAACTGGATTACCGTCTTCGTCTGGTTCTTGTTCTACAAGTGTAGTTCTCTCATACTCATGCACGTTATAGCGCAAGTCTGAGATGTTGTGGTAAGCATCTGCAAACGTGCTACCGAATTTTTCAAAGGATTTTGTTAAAGCCATTTTGTTTGTTGTTATTGTTTTTTGTTATATGTTACTAATGTAATTAATATTATCTAGCAAATGCTAATCTAAATGTCTGACCGTCAGCTAGTGTAAATGTAGCTGAGCCTTCGCCCGCACTAAATGTTATACTAGCAAGTGTTGAATTTTCTCCACCTTCTACAACAGCTTGTACTGGTTCTGTTGCAGCAGGTAATCCACTTACTTGTGAAGCAGCAATACTTAAAGCACTTTGATGCTGTGTTACACTTGATTGGCTAATACGTGCGTTAGCAAATGTACCAGAAGTGATTTTAGATGCAGCTAAGTTAGGTACAGAAGTTAAGTATCCTGCACTACTATGGTTACCCCATCCGTATGCAGTATCCCAGTTGCCGCTATTGTATCCAGGAGCTGTAATGCTTCCTTGTTGTACAGTATTTCCTCTATCGTCTACATACCAACCCACACCAAAGCTCCCATTGTTGGTAGAGTTTGTAGCAAGGAATTCAGCACGACCAGAAGTAACATTAAATCTCAATGCAACACCATAAGGAATATTAGCGTTACGCTTACCGTAGTAGTGACCAGACTCATGAACATTACCACCAATACCGCTACCTGGGTAACTAATGCCGGGCTCTGAAGTCCACATTACTAAGTTACCGCTGTACTCGCTACTACTATCACCACTGTGGTTATAAGCGATAACCATACGAGCATCATTGTGACCTGCTTGGACTTTCAATTTACCTCCCCCATCAATAGTGCTAGCGCTTAACGCTGTGCCTTCTTGATAAGGAGTATACCCTAGTGCATCGGTAACAGAAGTAACATAGCCTGCGCTAGCATGGTTGCCCCACCCATGAGCAGTATTCCAATTACTAATGTTGGTAGAGGTAAAGTCTCCACCATGCCAGTACTTATTCCAGGACTGTTTACTTCCGTTAGATATAGTTCTTGTATAAATTCTACCTAAGTCGCTACCAGTCATCTGGACAGCAAGAGTATTGCTGTAGTAGTTAACGGGATGTCCATGACCAATACGTAAAGAAGTAAACCAATCTGTTGTTGGGTTTTTATCTGGTGTAGATTCTTGCGCATCCCAGCTATGGAAGCTTCCGCTTTCTGCCGCTGAGTAGTTGTTTGTAATGTAGTGATGTGAATGGCTAGAAGGTGCGTAACCTGCAGAAGCATGATTACCCCATCCATATGCAGTATTCCAATTAGTAGAATTGCCACCAGTCGCACTAACAGTTCCCGTTGCATCTAAGTTTCCGTACATAGTACCACCACCCTTGCTCATAAGTGTAGCAGTTAAGCTGCCAGAGTTATAGTACTTAGCCCCAATTGCTGCAATACGAACACCAGTTCTATCCCAGCTACCCATAACAACACGAAGCCTATTATAGCTGTAGCTTCTACCACCATCACTTGTTCTAATATAACTATAAGAACCAGATGTAAATTTTAAGCCAGAGGATACATTATTAAAAGTGCTACCAACAACTTTGTAAAGTTGCTCAGAGTTATTAGTGTCTGTATGAAATGCTAAGAAAGTTACATCTTTTGCTTGCCAAGCTCCAGCGCCAAAATCTACATACCAAGTATTACCATAGCTTAAGCTAAATGGCATTTCTATGTCATATACCACAACGCTTGCAGCTGATGGCAAAGTAGCATAAGTATAGTTTGTGCTACCATTAAAAGGAGTACTTCCACTAAATCCAGAAGCTCCAAGATTATTTAACTCAAGTCTGGTGTAATCAGTAGAGTCTGTTATATAGGTTGTTACTGTACCCCCTCTATCAATAATAAAAGCTAAATCATTCTCAAAAGAAGGAGTAAGCAATGCTCCTCCCTCTGGATGGTTAGCAAGTGCTATTCTACCGCTTTGACCCAGAACACCTGCCGTTACGTTTTCAGCTTTGTGATTATGGCTGTCGTTATTTACAGTAACACTTAGTGTAGCGTTTCCAAGATTGGTAAACGTAGCACTACCACTAGCGTCTCCGGAAAGTGTAAGTGTTGGATCTGCAGTGGCAGTTGTAGCTATACTAATATTTCCACTACCGTCAAAGTTAGCATTTCCAGTTACTGCTCCAGTAAGAGCAATATTTCTTGTGGTTGTAAGTGTTCCTGCGCTACCCGAGGAGGTAGCATAGTTTACAGACTGAGAACCAATATTGCCAGAATGTATAAATTCCCTCCAATCGTGCCAAGTATCATTGTGTTTACGTCTAAACCAAGCTTGGTCAGTAGCATAGGTAAATGCTAACTGAGTTCTTCTGGCAAAATTTTCTCCAATATTTATAGTACGTAAATTAGGTGACTCAATAGGTGGTGTACCCGCAGGTACTGGGTCAAATGTTTTAAATGATTGACCCCAATCTGAATCAATATTATCATTAGTTGTACCATAAGCTCTAACAAACTGACTGCTATCTAATCCATCTAACAGATTTGAGTCAGCTGCTTTTGCAGTAATACCTAAGTAATCGCTGTTATGATTATGTGCACTTGGAGCAAACGTAGAAGGCTTTCCAGTAACATTACCCCAAGCAACCGCACCTGCACTATCTGCATAACCTGCAGATATCTTTTGCCATGCGCCTAGTGAACGGTTTTCTTCGTATCTTATAGATATATAAGGTGTTGTCGTGTCCCTAGGAATAGCGAGCTGCATACCATAAGTATCGTAATTATAGTCATTACCTAGTCCAACTACTAAAGAGTAAAATTGGCTGTTATTATTCGTTCCCGGACTATTACTATTTCCTTGAATATATCTCCAACCAAATCCAGTAGTTAAAGCTGCGGTTTCTGCATCAAAACCAGTTCTAGTTGTATGATTATCGCCAAAGTTATTCCACCATCTTGCAGCATCTGTTACATCTCCGATACCGTGTGTGTGTGATGAATCAGCTTTGGCAGCAATAGCATTAGTAACTGTTGTAGAAAAGTTAGCGTCATCTCCCAACGCTGCAGCTAACTCATTTAATGTATTTAATGCGCCAGGCGCAGAGTCTACTAAATTAGATACAGCGGTATCTACATAAGATGTGGTCGCATAGGTAGACGGCACAGATTGTAGATAACGAGCATCACCCTCTGTTTGATTTAGAGTGTTAGAATTTACCCAGCTCTGAGTTGCGACTTGATTACCGCCAATAGTAAACGTGCTGCTTGAAGATGTAATAGCTCCATTTGTAGGGTGTATGTACAGCCCTTGACGAGCAAGTTTATCTAATATAGATCCAGACCAAGAATCGTAGTTAGTTCCTTTGTACGTGGCATTTGCTAAATATGGTAAAGCAATGTATCCTTCAATTTCTCCTTCAGCATCTGGTATGATAGAAAGAGACATTGCAAGACCGTCAAGACGAGTAATCTGTGATGTACCAAGCATACCAGAAACTCTAATCCAGCCTTGTGGACCAGCATCTGTCTGAGCTTTAGACGCTAATTGAGTACCGCTTACAGCACGATAGCCTGCATCAGTACCCACCTTAAAAGCAGAACCTCTTACAATCTTTACAAAACAGCTAAACAACCATTTTGCCCCTAAGTTGTTTTCTTCTTTTGGGGGGTAGATAGCACAGTGTGCAGGACTTACAATACCGCTACCAGTAACCTTTAATATTTTACCATCACCTTGAGAATGCCAACCAGAACGCATACCACCACGACTAATACGTGGACCGTTGTAATACCTACTAAACCAATATGGATTTGACTCTGTAGCAAGCTCTGGGTCTGCAACAGCATTAGCAGGAGCATCCGCTGTATACGGTCCTTCAAAAGCTTTTGTCCAAGGAGATACAGCTTCTATAGTTATTTCACCTAATACACTCCAACCGTCTGGTACACCATTGGTGACCTTGTTCATGTAAGAGTTGTGTATCAAGTTAGGTGCTAATGGGAATCCACCCCAAGCAGGCTGCTCTGCAAAGAACTCACCAGTTGTTCTAAAGTTGTATGCTTTTGAATCACCGTTTAAGTTTAAATAATAATTAGTGTCGTTTCTATCATAAATGATATTAGGACGCAAATCATTTAGATACGAGATGTTTGCTGGATCTAGGTAGTACGATGTGTTATTTCTATCAGAAAAAACATCCGCGAAGACTGTACCCACCGTAGTTATATTACCGCTTACTACAGTGAAGTTACCAGACTTATCAAACTCAAAGTGTCTATCCCAAGTATTATTATCTGTTCCGCCACCCTCATACATCTGTAGTTTTCCAGAAGAATCGCTATGAAACAACCACTTGTTGTCTGCAGTTGTGCTTCTTAAGGTTAAAGAAGGATAAGTACCACGAATAGTAAATGCTTCTGCGGTATAAAAACCAGAACCCCAATTTTTATTTACCCTTAATGCACCAGTGGTTTCATCATCAGCGTCACTGCGTAAGAAAGAACCAGAGTGTAAACCATCAACAGTGTCAGCATCATTAGCCTGCTCACCTACTTTTAGATATCCAGTTGTTACGTTACCTTCAGAATCTACTTCCTTGATACGTCCATCTTCATCAATCTTGAAAGTGTTCTCGTAAGCAGTACGCTCTGCATTGAGCTTTTGAAATATCCCTCTGTGAATACGAAATCCCATATTATATGTTTATCCAAGTTTTTATTAGGTGAGAGTCTCCTTTGCCAGACTCCAAAGCTTTTCCAATTACGCAATCAAACAACATGTGTTGTCTCATAAATTGAGGAGTGATTGCCTTAGCATGTCCTTCTACGGACGAAGTTACTAAGTAATCTCCTTCGTTAACTGATCCAGTTACTAAGACTGGCTCTGCTCCTTGTACAAGTGGAGAGTCAATACCGTTAACAGCAATACCCATTCTCATGTGGTCAGCAGCTTCCGTACACGGAATATTCTTACCGCCCTTCCAAACCAATACTGTACCAGTAGCATAGTCACCAATAGACTTCTCACCTTCTGGGTTTTGCAGTTTGCTTTCATGTTGACCCGCTGAGTCTAACGTCTCACAGTATACTACCGCCCATCTTGTTTCTTCAGCTCCAAGATCATAAGTTCTATCTGCTTCGGGAAGGATAGTTCTAGAGGTAAGATTACGTATAGATAAAGATGTTGTAGTTGAAGCACCACGACCCGTAACAGATGAAAACGTATCAGTCTCTGTATATGAGGTTAGATAGTTAGGATTTGTAGCAGGAACCCAGCTAGGTGTAGCATCAGCATTTGCCGCAACATCCGTAATGTTAGCTGAAGATATAGATATTGTTCCAGACAGTGTTAAAGTAGGGTCAACAGAATCTCCGTCATCTGAAAGACTTAATCCGCTTACAGTACCTGTACCTGTTACAGTTTGAACTGTACCAGTGTATATAGTATCAGAATCAAACTTAGTTATGTTACCTGCAACAATACGTACACGGTTGGTGTCAAATTTAATGTAAGTATCCGTATCTCCGTTATGGTATATGTACTCTGGTATGTTTAATGCAGCTCCTACAGTAACAGTTCCGCCAAATAGAACGTTTACATTTGTTCTGCTACCAGACATAACAGCAGCCCCATTTATGTTGTTGTTGTGAGTACGTAAAGACCACGTAGCGTTACCAGTGTTTGGTTGGAATCCAGAAGGAAGTTGTGCGTTGGGGTCGCCTTCGTAATACAAGGATAAACCATAAAGATTGGTAGCAGTATTATTATTTTCCGAAAAGAATATACGACCAGAACCTTCACCGTTCCCCCCGTTTGCAGCGCCTTCAATAAGGACAGTACGACCGTTATCGTCTTCTTCCCCTGCTTCGCCTAAAGAAAGCGTAGCACCCCCAGCTATAATAGCGTTGTTGTTAAACTTAACACCGCTATTAGAAATAGCAGCTCTTACACCACCACCGGTATTAATGTTTATGGTATCTGTGCCAAAAGTAATGCTTGTGTTAGTATCACCTTCATGATAGATACCATCTGCAATGGTGAGGTTTGTAGATGTTAAAGCCCCTGCAACATCAAAAGTTGCACCAGTACCAGAGAACCTAAGTATATTATCAGAAGTATCATCTACAATGGCAAGGGTCATATCACCGCTTGAGCCAGACTTAAATACAATACCCTCTCCTGGGTCTGAAATCTCTAATTGGTTAACACCAGTAATATTGTAATTAGTTCCAGATATACCTCCGTTAGCAAGAGTAAGCCCATTAATACCTCCAGAAGCTGTTATTGTATTTTGAAAATAAGCTTCTCCAGTGTCATCCATGTGGAATCTTTCTGTTCCCGCTGCGTCTTTCCATTGCGTTATATAACGAGTACCCGTAGTTCCACCCGCTTGAATAATTAAACCATGACCAGACGCTGAGGTGTTTGTCATACTAGCTAACCAAGCAGCATTAGCCGCAGCGCTTATTGTTAATGCCCCAGTCATAGTGTCGCCAGATACAGCAACAAAGTCTGTTGCTGCACTTGAAGCTGCTGTTCCTAAAGACGATGTAGGAGTGTAAGAAAGTAGCTCTTGTGCTACATACGTTTCAGTATCATCTGATGTTTTGTAGCTAGTTGTAACAAAAGTTTCTGTAGCTACTTTGTTACTAGCAGCGTAGATGTCACGAGCAACATACAAATCTCCATACTGATTTATGAAGCTATGCGTAAAACTATTTGTTCCAGACGTTCTTGTGTAAAAACTAAGTTTACCTCCTCTTGTTGTGGATGTTCCTCCCTCAGTCCAACCTCTAATTAAAGTTGCTCTATCGTCTGTACCATTTACCGCTGAAGAACTAAAGTTAATGTCTCTAATTATAGCTTCAGTTGAAACATTATTTCTAAACGTAAGTGTTCCAGACATTTCGTCTGAAGCATCACTACGCAAGAAAGAACTTGCCTGCAATCCATCTACAGTATCTGCGTCAATACCATTACCACTGCCTTCATCTGAAGTTGTAAGAACTCTCTTGTTGGTTACAGTTTGAGTAGTAATACCAGAGATATCAGTAGTCTGTCTTACATCCCAACCACTAGTAATATCCATATTACTACTATAGAAGCTAGGATGCGCCATTACATCTACTGTAACGTGACCATAAGACCAAGTATCTGATACACCACCAAGAAGTACATAATCCTTACTAGAGTCGTAACCGAGCTTAATGTCTTTGTTGCCATTACCGATCTTAGTAACACCATTGTTGTACCAACCGCTTGTCCAGTCGTGACCAGATACATAGTAAATAGTGTGTGCTGTAGAGTTGTATTCGTATGCTGTAATACGAAGAACAAGCATAGACCAGTTACTGCTATGAGAGCCTGGAATAGTAATCCTAATAGCACCAGTAGAACTACCACTTGCCGCCCAATGACCTACAGAAATAGCAGTTCTGTTGTTTACTGAGATTTGGTCTGTAGACGCTATATTACCAACTACATCTAACTTTGCATCTGGACTAGTTGTACCAATACCAAACTTCCCATCACCAGTAAGGTTCATAAGGTTATCAGAACCCCAGTGACCAAATGTTAATACATTATCGTTACTACCAGCAGAAGAGTATTTGTAACCTATGTATCCAGAATTTTTAGTACTCCCCGTTCTACCAATAATAAATATATTGTTTTCACCACTTGTTAGATTAGGAGCAAAAGCGTTAATTGTGTGATTAAATGTAGCAGAACTAGTATTAGTTAAACTTATAGTAGGTGTCGCTGCAATGCCAGTGCTGTTTACTGCAAGCTTAGCTCCAGGACCAGTAGTTCCAATACCTAGATTACCACTACCATCTAATCTCATAGCTTCACCAGCATCATCATAGAATATTACTTCATCTATAGCTGTGTTACCTATTAATAGATTGTCATTTGATTTTACCAAACGAATTACCGGCTGAGGCAAACCATCTCCCCTTTCCATATATAATGAAGGAACAGAAGAATCATTTACATATAAATTGTTACCTCTTATGTTTCCAGTAACATCTAACTTTTGTCCTGGACTTATCGTCCCAATACCAACGTTGCCACCAGAGGTAATGCGCATTCTCTCAGTACTGTTAAACTGGAAAGACATGTCACCATTACCACTACTAATGTTAAACTGGGAAGAGTATGCTCCTATAACCCCCAGAGAGTCATTATCTGAAGCAGAACCAAATAAAACTACAGCACCAGAAGCATCACCGTTAATACTAGTTCTATATGTAGTACCACTGCGAATAGTTCCTGCAACATCTAGTTTATAACCGGGGCTACTAGTTCCTACACCTACGTTTCCGTTTGGCTGTAAAACCATGTTCTCAACAAAACTTGCTCCGTTCTTTGTCCACAGATAAAGCTTACCACTTGCCCATGCGTTTGCAGTTCCGGTTGTTTTTTGAGCAGCAATACCTGCAATAGAAACGGTATTACCACTGCCATTAACCTCTCTAGAGGCAAATGACATTTTAACCCAAGTGTCGTTAGTACCGTTGCGATTAAACATTGATAATGCAACTGGAGCTTCATCAAGACCTCCCGTAGCAGAACTGTCTGATCTAATAATTACTTTAGGCTGATGGAAATAAGCGCTATTAGCATCAAGATAACCATCGTATATGTAGTCGTTTGAAGAAGAAGTATCATCACCAATTTGAAGACGAGTATCTATTTTTAACTTTCCAGTCAAAGTACCCCCAGCTAACGGAAGCTTGGTTGCAATACTAGTTGTTACCGTGGTAGAGAAACTAGCATCGTCTCCTAACGCAGCTGCAAGCTCATTAAGCGTGTCTAATGCAGCTGGTGATGAATCTACAAGGTTTGATATCTGTGTGCCTACGTAAGTCTCTGTAGCGTATCCCGTGAGTTCTTGTGCTACATAGCTTTCTACAGTATCAGAGTCTTTGTAGTCACTTGTATTAGCAGCAGCCATTGTACCAAGTGTAGGAGTACCAGTAAGGTCTGAATATGCGCCACCAAAGAAATCTCCAGTATCTACTGTACCATCAGCTTTCAAGAAACCAGTGGAAGCTGTAGAAGTTTTAAACCCAGTAGCTACAAAGTATGAGTTAGCAGAATCATCTACCTCAAAGCTCGCGCGCTCTGTACCGCTGTTTTGGAATGACACAAGTGTTTCAGTGTCTCCTTGACCGATCTGAGTAGTGGAGTTGATGTTAATTGTACCATTGATAGAAGCAATGTCTGACCAGTCTACATCTGTAACATAAGTAGACGTGTCTACACTTACAATACCAGAAGCATTGGTCTTTAATATACCTGCTCCGTATGCACTAAACTTCAACTCGCCATCTGTATCAATGCCAACATATTCAGTGTATGTTCCAGATACATCTTTACCTAAAGATATTGGAGCGTTATTACCAGAGATGATTGCATCGTTGCTAGAGTTGTTACCTAGGTATAATGCAGCGGTATCAGAGTTTGGTCTGTTTATACGTACAAGTTGATGACTAGCGCTAGTTGCTCTAATGGATAGCAAAGAGCCTGGATTAGTAGTACCAATACCAACGTTGCCACCTCTAGTTATTATCATTTTTTCTGACGGAGAAGAGGTGTCAGAGGTAGTAAAGAATCTTAAATCACCAGAACCAGTATTACTATTGCCAGTATCTGTACTTGCGTAAGAACCAATACCAGCTAACTTCCAATTAAACTGAGAACCAGATGCGTTATTTACATCACCAGCAGCCGGATAGTCTGAATTTCCAAACCATAATGTACCGTTCCATCCTTGTACTCCAGTTTGATTAGCTCCAGTACTAATTACTAATGAAGCAGCATCATCTTGAGCAATAGGCTGACCACTAGCGAGAGTGTGTATATGAAGGTCTGCAAAATTCGCTGGTGGTGTATCGGTTTCATCTAACCCGTTTGTTCCGATAAGGACGTTTCCAGCTACGTGCAACTTAGCAGAAGGACTGGTAGTACCAATACCTACGTTACCTGTTGAAGTGATAGCAAATCTATCTGCGGAATTCGTGTCATCGTAGATTCGTAATGTACCGTTACCGTTAAAAATGCTGTAATCCGAGTTATTATTAGTGTCGGTCAGGTAAATTCTAGGGAAAACTCCTTCTAATCTCAGGTTACCTCCAGTACTTCTAATATCTCCAGCAACATCTAGCTTATAAGAAGGACTAATTGTCCCAATACCAACATTGCCATTGTTACTGCCAGTACCTCCTCTAACTGTTAACCCTATATTTCCTGCTGGAGCAAGATGTATTAGGTTTTCATCAGTTGCACTTTGGTATCCAGTAGCAATCGTAAGGTTATTCTGACCTCCTTGATTAAAGGTAATTGTAGCATTTTGTGTAGACCCACTACCTTCTTCAAATTTTAAAACAGCGTTACCAGTGCCAGACACTGGATTTTTTAGAACCAACTGTGGCTCTGAGGAGGCAATTAGTTGTAGTCTTTCAAACGTGGTTGTAGAAGGTGTTTCAGTTACTTGTAAGTCGTTGAACTGACAAGTGCCATCATAAATAGCAAGACCTACTAATCCTGGA